GCCGCGGGCGGCGGTGGGGGTGCCATAGTAGACATAATGCCTTGCGCCATAGCGCCTTGCACGGGCTCTGTCATTTCTTCCGCGGCCAAACCGCCAATGCCTTGGTCTACTGCGGCCATAGCCATAGCAGGCTGCACCAGTGTAAGCACAGACTCCGGAGTCTGTTGAGCATCTTCAGGACCAACTACGTCAGCAAGTTCTGCATACCGCTCCTCAATGGAAGCGTCATCACCACGGATAGAGTTCATTACAGTCGCGTAGTCTTCAGCTTCGTCCAGATTGCCGATAGATTGAGAGGCTTCGCCAAGAAGTCCTTCAAGAACCTGCGGGTCAATAGCCTGTTGACCCATTGGAGCTTCCGCAGGCATGGGGGGCGGCATATCGGCAGGCATAGGTGGAGGAGGCATATCGGCAGGCATCATACCTGCAATACCACCCTCTTGCATAGGAACACCGCGCCCCATCAGGATATCCTTCTGAGTGATCTTGCCGTCTCCGCTCAGATCAGGAAAGGCTGCGCCGCCTTGAGCAAACATTTGTCTTGCTAATACGCTTCTGTTCATCCGAATAACCCCGCCTTGTTTGCGCCTGCTGCGGCTGATAGTCCAGCTATGCCCAAGCCTAAATACTGTTGCACTGGTGATACTCCGGGCGAGGTTGAGCTAGCAATAGTCTGCTGGCTAGACGGTGCCCCCTTATAAATGTCTGATAGATACGACAACCGCTGATACGGCTCATACAACTGAGCCATGTCGCTTTGACGCTTGGCTTCAAGCCCCGCCTGCTGCTGAAGCTGTTGCTGTTTACCAAGATCATACTGAGTCTGGATATCTTTAAGGCCCATATTCTGAGACAACTCACCAAGACTAGCTTGGCGTAAACCTAATGTACCCAACGCCTCACCGCCCTGCAAACCAAATTGACCGTATTGCAGACCAAGATCACCTAACTGTCCCGACATAGCAGCTTGCGCCTGCTGACCCTGCAAACCAAGCTGGGCCCCTGCTTGAGCGTTGCGAGCCGCAAGCTCTTCGACTGAAATACCAAGCTGGGCCGCCTGTTGCGCCATTGCTGCCTGCTGCTGTGACGCTTGAAGCGCGGTCCCTGCTCCGGCCTGACCAAGCTGTCCCGTAAGACCTGCGGACTGTATCTGACGAGCACGAGCCTGCTCAAACGCCTGTTGCGCTCTGCCCGCTGCGCTCTCAAAGCCTTGCGCCCGCATCTGAGCCGCGGTCCGCGCTTGTTGATCCAACACGTTTCTGTCCAACTCGCGTTGAGCTACCTCTGCGCGAGAGCCTCCAAACGCTCCTGCCCGAATGGCTTGATCCGATACTTGCGACCGCTGTATATCACCTTGACGGCGAACATCCGCCAAAGCCTGCTGTACTGCGGCGTCCTCATATGCGCTCATAAACGGCTGAACACTAGTTGGATTAAACGTGCTGGCACCGCCTTGCAAAGATCTTATGCCTTGCTGCGCGGACCCTACCCCTAATGCTCTAGCTGACGGTATTTGTCCTGCTGCCGCGCCTATTCCTGTCATGCCGGTGCCTGCAAAACCGCGAGAGGCCCCTGTTGCCCCTTGAAGTCCGGTTTGACCGGCAGTCACCTGTCCCGGTACACCGCCCATAGACGACAAAATGCCCGCTTCTGCGGCTTGTCGGTAAGGGTCGGCAGTTTGCATGGCAGACCCAACCTGACTTTGAGCGCCGCCCATCGTAAGGCCCGCTTGAGTTAGGTATGGCTGGTAACCACCGATACCACCAGCTTGACCCGCGCTAGTAAATGCCTGATTTTGCAGTCCGGTAAAGTCCGCTACCTGTTGAGTTGGAAGCTGTACCCGTTGTCTAGTTTGCTCGTTACCGGCCTCGTCCGTGTATGTCTCCATGATCGGGTTGCCCTGATCATCAACCATCGGGATACCAACGGGGGTCTTAGAAAGCCCCTGCGCGTCTTTCATCAGCGCAAGTTTATAGGCTTCAATCTCCGGGGCTTCTCTTACTATTTGGGTTTCGGTAGCCATTACGCCATAGCCCTTCCTTTAGCTTCAAGGCCGCGCATCATTTGATACATGTTGTTTATACCCTGATCGTTGTTACCGTTGCCAAGTCCCTTGACGGCATCAGTAGTCATAACAAACTCACCGGGCATTAGCATGGCGCGTACACTATCTTTTCCGGGGACGCCCTCGTCAGGCATAATACCACCTACGCGGCGCGGGAAGATCTCCCCTCCTTCCGCGGCGTATTGTGAAGCAACAACAACGGGCCCTTGAGATTCTCTTGTCCGAAGGTTTTGTTGTCCAATCAAGTACTCATAAGGCGTTAAACGCAACATGTCTGCGCCTGTAGGACCAAGATCAGGCTCTTCTACTTCAGGTGCATCAAATGCGCCAAGAGCGTAGGCGGCGGTTCCTGCTAGAGCGGCACTAGGGCCAAATTTCGCTAGGATTCCCGGACCGGCAGCGGCTTTAGCGGCTTCTAAACCCGCCTGTGTGGGAGTTATACCCGCGGCGGCCATGTCTTTTAAATAAGCCTGACCAGCTTTTTCTTTTGCTAAATTAACAGCGGCATCGCTTTGACCACCTTGAAACAAATAATCAGTAGCCTTTGAGCCATAGTCTTTAAAAGTATCAACAAGGTTTGTGCCGTCTCCAGTTAGAACAGGGTTTAATTGAACATTAGCCAAGGCGGGATCCGGACCAGCAAATAAATTTGCATCGTCAAAAGAAAGGTTAGCGGCGTCTGCTGCCGCTGCTCTATTTTGTAAGAACTTACCGGCGTCTGTCGTTCCAGTACCGGCGTCTGTTGTAGGTATCTCAACTCCCTGCGGAAGACTACCATCTGCACTAGCTAGCTGTAAATTCTTGGCTTCTTCAAACGTGGCCGAAGCGGTTACGGGAGCCGAAACCGCTTGTTCCGCCAAGATTTTGTCATAACCAGATTGTCCAAACTGACCAGTAGCTAGCTGCTGACCGGCTGTGGTCAAGTTAGACAGGCTGGCCGCTTTCTTAATTCCGGTTACTGCGCCTTGTGAGAAGGTCTGGCCGGGGGCCGCGTTCAGTCCACCAGATATACCGGCTGTCGCACCACCAATAGCACCACCAATTAAAGCGTTCTTCATAGCGTCTTTTAAGCTGCCGCCCTGCACCAACGTGCCAATTCCAGACCCTAATGCACCAGCATAAATTGCTCCAAGACCGGGAAATATTGCGTTTAAAGCAAACGGTATAATAACCGGAGCCGCCTTCTTGACGACTTTAACAACCTTCTTGCTAACCTTCTTGATGGCCCTAGATACTTTTTTAAATATCTTCTTGAAGAAAAACTCAGGTAACCCCGTATCAGGGTTAATAGAGTTGGCTCCTGAACCCACAACATACCGCTCTGGATCCTCAATGCCCATGTCGCGCAGATGACCAAATATGGAGTCGCGCAGCTTGGGGTTATCTTCAATAAGTGCTTTTGGAACAATCAGTTCGCCTGTTTCGGCGTGTACGAGCTTGTCGTCGCCATAGCGACCGTAAGAGGCCATGCGGGTGGCTACATCTTGGAAGTTGGCAATACCGTTATTTCCAAAGGCTCGCTGCGCGTCTTCTCTGTCCATCGCGGCAAGTTCTTCGTCATCCTTATAAAAATCGGCAATACCTCCCGCCGGGAAGGTAAACTCTTTTTGTAATTCCGCTTGTGCCATATCCCGTTCCTATATTACGGTGTTTTCGTACTTTACGCTTTTTTTAGTTCTACGTCTACTCTAGGAAACAGCTACTGTGACCGTTCCAACAGAAGTAGTCGCACTTACTGACCCACTAAAAATGTCTGTCTGGGCAGCTAACTTTAAAAATCCCCCATCTGCAATATACAAATCGCCTTGAAGAAAGGTGTTAGAAATCCCCATGCTAGGTACTTGTTGAAAGTTTAGCTGCGGGTTCTGTAGCTGTGTTAAAACAACCTCCAAGGTTCTTACCAAGTCGTTTATATACCGCGGATCAATCTGTTGAGGCGGGCTCGGTAACCTTGGAAAAGGTGTAACATTACTAGCCATTAACGCCTCCCGTCCGGTCTTAGATCTACTCTGGGACTGCCCAAACGCCAACGAACACCCGCAGTGGTACAATTCACCTTTAAAGAAAAAGAGCGGCCCCTTACCCGTAGGTCAGCTTTGTCCGTAAATTGTTCAAAAGGAACGGTAGTAGACGTTGATGTACGACTAACCGTTGCTAAATCAGCTTGCAGGTAATCCCCGCCCGGAAAGTTTTTAGTGCTAATTGTAACATCAACCTTCGGAGTATCTGCGGTGGAACCGTTGAAAGTAAAATCAGGAATTATACGCCTAATCGACGTAAACTGCTGCCCGTCTCCAATATCTATTGGACTGGATTCTATTGAAGACGTAAAGGCTACGCCGTCATCTAAATATCCAAGTTCGTGGTTGTATAAGTAGTTGTCTGCGGCAGCTATAGGGAATTGTCGTATGCCCCTATCTATGAAAGCTGTACGCTTTAAGGTGCCGTAATACCAAGTGTTCTCTAGATAATTATAGGTGACATAGCGGTCGTTTTCTCCCGTGCCACCGTTTGCCAAAGAATTGGTGTTAGAGGGGTAGAACCATGTAACCTCGTTAAACTGTGAGTTTACACAGGCAAATGTTTTGTCAGTTTGTGCAAAGTCAAAATCAAAGAATACACGTTCTTTTACGCTACAAGGTATTGGTTTGGTGCCGCCATCGTATAAATAGAAGTTTTCTCTACCCATCCAGAAGACTGCGTCTTCCACGGCTACCGCTGCATTTGGCCCCATGATTGTAGTATTTGTAGACAAGGGCTGTATACCAAAAGTAAACGGGCTTCCGATAAACTGCATTGAGTGCAAGGAGCTATCCGTAAAAATAATTATTTCGCGCTTGGTCTTGATGGCTCTGACAAACTGCGAACCAGAAGCTATTCTTAAATCCCCCGCGGTGTTTGTAGCCTTGGGCTCCCAATCAAGGATGTTTTCCCTGTCTGAAAAACGTATTAACAAAGGATCTTGGGCTGTAGCCCCTAAAGGATTGGTGCCAAAAGCAATAACATGCCTGTCATTGGACACCATTACCTGTTTGGCTATCGAAGGAGTATCGGTTGTGCCTGAAAGAGCGCCTACCTCTACCGCTCTGTTTGTAACGGCATCGCTTTTATCCCAATAAAAAATGCTCCCATCTCTAGGGTTTATGACCAAGTCCTCGCCAAAATTATCTTGGCTCCACAACCTTAACTCGGCCACGGTAGTTTGATTAGAAGCCTGTCCCCAACCCCCTGCACCCCAAGTGCCCGCACCCCAACCGGTGCCGCCGACCTGCGTGTTAAGGCCAATATTTATCTGATAGGCCGCGTCCGCACCGGATCCGCCGTTGCCGCTATCGCTAGAATTAGCTGTCACGGTAGCCCCACTAGTGTCTTTTGCTACAAAAGTAAACGTGTTTATGGTTGGTACGGAAACAATCTCATATTCTTGATTTAGTACATTCGCTGTCACCAGACCCCCTAAACTAACCGCTCCCGAAATAGTGACAAAATCTCCTTCTACTGCGCCATGTGTACTGTCAGTTGCTGTAATTGTAGAGGACCCGTTTGTGGCAGCAAAAGTTATACCGTCTGTTGTGGTGGCTCTAATTGGGGTAACATCATAAAAAGCCTGACCTTGCTCAATGTAGAACTTTTTTTCAGTTCCAACACCCAACAAATCATCGCCGTTCAAGGCTGTCCAATTAAATAACGACCGGGCTGTACCAATATAAGTGTTAGAAGAGTATTTTTCCCAGCCGCCAATAACTTCTGGATAACCCTGTCTAAAACGCACTTTTTCACAGTCCACCCAACCCCCTTCATTTGAGTAAGAGGTTACGTCCCTATTAATTCCGGGTCTAAACTGCAACTTAGTTAGAGGCAATTTACTCTCCTAAGAAGCTGTGTAGCCTTTTCCAGCGTTGATAGCGTTGGTTGTGGCAGTCATAGACTCACTACCCCAATCAGTCATTGCTTTCATA